CGAACACTCGGACAATCTTCGTCAATTCCGGTAGGTCATCCATCCATTCCATCAAGTCGCAACGAAGCGACGAACACTCGGACAATCTTCGTCAATTCCGTCGCTCGTCGTCCATCCATTCTATGTCGGCCGTAGGCGTAATGAACCGTAAATTCGCGATGTGCGAGTGGAGCCGACCCGAAGGGTCAGGCGCAATGAACACCATCGCGAATTTATAGGGTAATCTTAACTCCACCTGCCGCCTCCATTGGGCGTGATTCCATAGATGATTTCGGATTGGGCGGTGCTGGCTGGGCGATCGTTATCGGGACATAACGCAAGTCGGCCGGTTTCAATATGAACGCATACCCTACCGACGCGAATTTATCCTCATATGCTTTTAGTTTCTCATCACGCGCCTCTTCCTGAAAACACATCGCAGCAATTTGACACCCCCACGTGAAAGGTCCATTATGCCCGTCATTGATGGGTCGTCCGCTTCTATCTGGAATAACAAGACACATATTCTTCTTATTCGCGTCCTTGAATGTCGGTGGGTCTGCTACGTTCTTAACGCCGAAATAAGTGTACTTGGAAAGAAACATCGTATTAGAACTCATATTGATTAATTCAAATAGTTTTGTATTACGGTATATCGGGTTCGTTCCATCCACCATTAAAATGATTTTCCCCCTGAAATCTGTTAGATCTTCATTTCCTAAATCCTTGGTTTGATATTCGCGCCCGTATTTCGGCCCAAGCAAGTTTCGTGCGACGGACTTACTCTGTGTTATGATTTTAGCAAGGTTATCATACATTGTGATATTCCGCGACATCATTCGCATATGGATAATGAAGGGGTCTCCTGGATTAGGACATTTGGACCCGGAGAACACATAACTCCCTAATACCTCTAATGCGTCGGATACGGGAATATGGTTATACATCTCCTTATAATTAAATGAATTGACGGATGATGATGCGATGACGGGTTGGTTATCTACCGAAAACACCTCAAAATCAATGAACCGGCAACCGCGTGCGAGGGTGTAGAGACACGCATCCATACTGACCGTAGAGTTCTTGAATTTATCGGGATTGAATGCGTTATATGCGGCCTTGATGTAATAATCACGCAATTTGAACCGGCTTTGGCTGTCTTCAGGATTGATGGACGTTATGTTCTTTTCAATGAATTCTTTCATATTTTCCAGACCTTCTTTTCCGGTGTCCGCGGGTGCGGGTGCGGGTGCGGGTGCGGGCGCGGGTGCGGGTGCGGGTGCGGGCGCGGGCGCAATCTTTTTCCGCTGATGAATTGTCATTTCATTTTCGGTCGTATCTACTGTAAAATTCTCGGTAGATAGTATTGGCCGTTCACTTTTTTTAATGAGGTGCGTTACCTGCGAGAGAATATCGTCTGTCGCCGTCGCAGCCGTCATCGCTTCCACGCGACCGGCGTCTTGTTTGAACCCTTCTATCCTCGCGCGATAACACCGACCTTTAATTAGGTCAGATATCTTCCATATTGCGAAAAATAGAATAATGATACCTATAAACACAAATTCTACTTGATTTTCTTTCATTTGGTATATATTGTTATATATCGGGTAGATTTTTATATAAAGTTAATACAAGTAGAATACAAAGATAGAATACAAATACTAAATGACGGGTGGTTTATTGAATCTCGTCGCCACTGGTAACCAAAACGTGATTCTCAATGGCAACCCTAAAAAATCCTTTTTCAAAAGCACCTATCTTAAATATACGAATTTCGGCCTTCAAAAGTTTAGAATTGATTTTGACGGTCAGAAGAAACTGCGAATGACGGAGGAATCCAAGTTCACGTTTTATGTGCCGAGATATGCGGAACTATTAATGGATACGTATGTCTGCGTCACACTCCCTTCTATATGGAGCCCGATTCATCCACCGGCCAATGTGGGCGATATGTGGGCGCCTTACGAATTTCGCTGGATTGAGAACCTGGGGACCCAGATGATTAAAGAAATCGTGATTTCCGTCGGCGGTATGACCCTCCAGCGCTTCACCGGCCATAATTTGGCTGCGATTGTTGAGCGAGACCTAGATAACACCAAGCGCGAACTATACAATGAAATGACCGGCCACGTTCCCGAGTTATATAATCCAGGTTGTTCGGGTGCGCGCCTGAATCAGTATCCGAATGCCTATCGCACAGCCAATATCGCAGGCGCTGAACCCTCTATTCGCGGGCGCAAGATATACATCCCCATCAACGCGTGGTTCACAATGTCCTCCAAAATGGCGTTCCCTCTTGTGTGTCTCCAATATAACCAACTCCAGATTGACGTCACCCTGCGCCCCGTGAAGGAATTATTCACCATTCGCGATGTAGGCGACGCGGGGAATTATTGGCCCGTCGTCCAACCCGACTTCACGAACCCCCTCCACCAAATGTGGCGATTTTTATATCCGCCTCCCAGTATTGATTTATCGCTGAACTCATATCCGAGCATTCGCACAGACTGGAATGCGGACGTCCACCTGATGGCGACCTATTGTTTTCTCTCGGATGATGAGTCCAAGGTGTTCGCAGCGAACCAACAGAAATATCTGATTAAATCATATTATGATTGGACGTTTAATGATGTAACGGGAAACAAGAAGGTCAAGATAGAGAATTCAATGGGGATGGTGTCGTCGTGGACGATGTTCTTTCAGCGGAGTGATGTCAATATGCGGAACGAGTGGAGCAATTATACAAATTGGCCGTATAATTACCTCCCATACGATATTATACCCGCACCGATTGACGATGACTGGCGCCCCGTGTCATTTAATGAAGTCGTTACCACCGCGAGCGACATCCAGACGACGGAGTGGCAAGCGCGCCCCGATTTCGCGAACGACCGCTACTTTTATGATAAAAACGGTCCGAAGAACGGCATTGGCCCAGGTATCAATCCGGGCGATAAACGGCTCACCGGCCTTCACATCACGGGGGATTTTCAGTCGGAGAACGAGCGCGACATTTTACAAATGTTGGGAATCTCTCTGAATGGGAAATACCGCGAGAACCTGCTTGATGCGGGGGTATACAATTATGTGGAGAAATACACGCGCACACGCGGAAGCGCGAAACCGGGGATATATTGTTACAATTTCTGCCTGAACTCGGACCCGTATGATCTACAACCTAGCGGGGCTATTAATATGAGTAAGTTCAATCAGATTGAACTGGAATTGACGACGATCTATCCGCCGTTGGATACTTCGGCGGAGGTGAAGGTGATTTGTAATCCGAATACACGAGAGATTATCGGTATGAATAAACCGAACGTCAATATTTATCTTTACTCGTATGACTTCCATATACTGGAGGAGAGGTATAATGTGCTGACATTTGTATCGGGAAACTGCGGGCTGATGTACGCGAGATAAAATACATCGTTTCGGCTGCTCCGCAGCTCCACTCAGTATTTCATATCGCGGGGTTTACGTCGCTACGTAGCTCCTTCGCTTCGCGAATCCGCTACTCCGCTCCGCGGTTCACGTCGCTAGGTTGTTCGGTATTTAGCACAGTATTGGCACAGGCACGGAGGGAGTAGCGGAACCGAAGGTGGAGTCTACGGAGCGACGTGAAAATGAATAATCTATCATATATATAACCTGAATACTTATCACATAGATATACAATGGCGGATGATGATGATGAAATAAAAGACGAAGAAGACGGCGAAGAGGGCGAAGAAGGCGGAACTTTTAGCAAAGTCGGTGGAATGTTTGGTGGGGGCGACAAAGACGAAGATGGCGAAGACGGCGAAGAAGGCGGAACTTTTAGCAAAGTTGGCGGAATGTTTGGTGGGGGCGACAAAGACGAAGACGCCGAAGGCGGCGACAGCGATGGCAAGAAAAAACCGAAAGCCGCAATGAAATCAATGTTTGACATCGCCGCACTGAAAGAATTCGGATTGAGTGTATTGACGCTTTTTATTGAAACACTCATTATTTCCGTGATTTGTGTGAATATCATGTTCTTCTGTTCTCCTGAAAGTATCCGTATGAATAGTCTCAATCTAGAAAAACTATTCCCCACCGACCGACACGACTGGCCGTATTGTTATACGAATGAATACACATCGTGTGACGCAGACTGTGAAGATAAAT